GGGTTACCAACGATGATCGGTGGCAATCGTTCCTGAGCGATGACGAGAACCGCAACCCGGACGGGGCCGGGTCGATCCTGCGCCGCTATCTCAAGATGAAGGATGACGAGACCAATAGGTCCAAGTTCGTCAAGCTCGATCCGCGCCGGTTCGGCCGCAACTTCAGCACGTTGCCCAACACCAAGGTCATTGGGTGGTAGATGCCGTCCAAGGCAACATACTGGCGCAATCCGGAGAAGTACCGCGAGAAGGCGCGTGCTTACATGGCTGGACGGAAGGAGCAGAACGCCGAGGCCAATCGTCGATGGCGCAAGAAGAAGTCCAAGGATCGCGCCTATCTGCTGAAGGATGCCGAGCGTTGCCGTCGCTACCGGCAGCGCAAGAGAATGATGGCGGTGGTATAGATGGGCCTGCGCCATACCACGCCGCTCGCGTTCTCTCCGGTCACGGCCTGCGATGCCCTGGATTCGACCGATCTGCCGACCGGGGCGATGCAGCAATTGCGCAACCTGGTGCCGGACCCGTCCACCATCAACCTGTGGACATGCCGGCCGGCGTCGATCCTGCTCTACGACTTTGCCGCCAACAACTTCGGCAGTCCGTGGTCGTCTGCTTTCTCGTCTGCATTCGGACCGCACGTCACCAGTGCCACCGGGTTTATCTCGGCCCTCAAGGTTATCGGCAATCAGGCTTACGGGATGATTGCCTACGGCACCGGGGTGGATATCCCGTTCAGCATCAACCTCCTGACCAATACGGCCATCCCGATCACCGGGGTGCTTCCCGGATCGAACTGCCCGACCAGTCCGGCCACCACCGGCGCCTGGACCGCGCCGACCATGGACGTGATCGGCATCAACATCGTGGTGACGCATCCCGGGTTCAACACGATCAACGGATACTTCGGGGTGATCGGCATCAACAACCCGTCCGCTCCCTCGTGGGGCAGCGGAAACACCGCTCCCAATGCGCTGCCGGCCGTTCCGGTCGGGGTGAAGAACTTCAACGGTCGGGCCTGGTATCTGGTCAATCCAGCTACGGGCAATCCCGGATCGTATTATTCCGATGTGCTGGCGGCGGGAACCATCACATCCGGCAGCCAGGTCATCACCTATGACGACAACATTGCCCTGACCGCCATGGGAGCGCTCGGCGTCGAGCAGACCCAGGGCGGCATCCTGCAAGCTCTGATCGTATTCAAGGGGGTGTCCAACGTCTATCAGGTGACCGGCGATGCGGCATCGAGCACTCTTGCCAAGAACTCGCTCAACATTGCGACGGGTACGTTTGCTGTCAATTCGGTCACTCCTACCCCTAAAGGATTAGCCTTCATCTCACCCGATGGCATGAGGATCATCAATTTTGCTGCCCAGGTCAGTCCGCCGATCGGCGATGCTGGCAAGGGAATTACCATCCCATTCATCAATGCGGTGCAGCCGACCCGGATAGCAGCGTGCTTCAATGCTGACACTTTCCGTGCTTCGACCCAGAATGGGGCGGTGGCACAGACCCCCACTCAGGACTGGTGGCTGGACTTCTCGCGTGAGGCTTGGAACGGGCCGCACGACTTCCCGTCATCATTGATCCAGCCCTACAAGGGCACATTCATCATGACGCCCACCGGGGTGTTCGCCAAGCTGTTCCAGAGCGACGTGACCCCCATGGGGGCGTCGACGTTCATCGAGAACGGCACGCAGATGACCTATACGTGGCAGACCGCCATGCTGCCGGACACCGACCAGATGTGCGAGAACGCCATCGTCGAGACCACGCTGCACATGGCGCTGTCGACGTCGGTGCCGCCGGTCAACGTGGCCGCGCTCGACCAGACGCAGGCGGTGTTTGACACGGTACAGGTCTCGGCAACCGGATCGTCGACGCTGTGGAACGCCTTCAACTGGGATCAGGCACAGTGGAACCTGGGTCTGTCAGTTCTGTTCCCGCGGCCGATCAACTGGCATCTGCCGATCGTGTTCCGCAAGCTGTCAATCTATGCGAGTGGGCAGTCCGACTTGCCGATCCAGATCGGCCGTCTGCATCTGAGATATGAGCAATTGGGTTACATACAACAGGGTTAGGGTCATGAAGTGGGTCAAGAGAACGCTTGCCGCCCTGCTGGTGGCGTTGATCGGTGGCGAGTTCTATTCGGTTGCCACCCGCGCCACAGTATCATGTTCGGTGCCGTTCACCTTCACTGCCGGCACGACAGCGGTCGCCAGCCAGGTCAACAGCAACTTCTCGTCCATCATCACCTGCCTGACCAATGCGGCAGCGGCCGGGGTCAACGGTGACATCACGGCCATCACCGGATTGACCACTCCGCTCAGTCCTGCCCAGGGCGGGACGGGCGTGTTCCTGGGCGGTCAGTCCACCGGATCGGCCAATGCTCAGACGGTAGCCACAACAACACCGAACAGTTTCACATTGACGTCCGGGTATCGGGTGACGTTCGTTGCCGGGTTCACCAGCACTACCGCGATGACGCTCAACGTCCACTCGCAGGGTGCGGTGAACGTCTTCCGCAAGTCCCAGCTCGGCGCCACGGCCACGGTCGGCGGGGAAGTGGTGGCCGGCAACGTCTACACGGTTGCCTACAACGGCACGAACTTCGTGCTGGACGGAGAGACCGTTTTAATCGGGGAACTGAAGTACTTCTCCGGATCGGTGGTCTCTGCTCCACCGGGCTATCTCAATGCAACGGGTAATGCGGTCTCCCGCACCACGTTTGCCGACCTGTTCGCGGTGATCGGAACTACCTACGGGGTCGGGGATGGAGCCACGACGTTCAATCTTCCTGATGCCTCCGGCCGCATAACCATTGCGTTGGATGGTGCCGGGCGGATCAACACGCAATGTCCCAATGCCAATAACACGCTGGGGACGACGTGCGGGAGCCAATCGATCACTGTAGCTCAGGCCAATCTTCCCGCTCTCGCAATTGCGTCGTCGTTGGCATCACAGCCGCAGTACACGAGATATACTCCGTCCAATGAATTTCTCTTCCAGACCACCAACAACGTGGCGGTGACGGGTGCGACGACCATCATCGGGTTCAACGGAACGGGCAGCTCGGGATCGACCCAGAACACCTCTGGAGGGTCAATCACGACGACGGTTGGTGGATCGACTACGCTGGGATCCGGAACGGCATTGTCCAATCTTCAGCCCATTCTTATCGTCAACCAGATCATCAAGTACTAGAAAGGAGGCCAGACATGGCAAAGGGTGAAAATGCTGCGGTCACGGACTTGAAGAAAGGTCTCACCGACAAAAGCGCGAAGTGGCCAGATGAAAGCTGCAAATGCACCGGCGGAAGTGTTGACTCTCAGGCCACGCGCGGCGAGGTCGGAAAGTCACACAGCCTCGGCGGACGCAAAGCCTGAAACGGTAGCGTTTGCCTGGGAAGACCTGGGTGCCATCCTTCGGGAGGTCGTGCCGCTGGCAACGCGGCACGCCTACGAGGTACCGCGGCAGGAAGCCTTCGAGCCCGACTGGGAACGCTACATCCAGTACCAGGCCATGGGCGTGATGCACGTCCTGACCGCCCGGTCAGGCGGTCATCTGGTCGGGTACGTGATGCTGTTCATCGGTCCGCACATCCACTACGCCCACACCGTATGGGCCAACATCTCGGACCCATACCTCGATCCCCTGTACCGATCGGGATGGACGGGAATGCGCATGCTGCGGGAGGCCGAGAAGAGGGCCAAACAGCTCGGGGCCAAGTTTGTGGATTTCGCCGAGAATACCGCATATAGCAATCCATCTGGTAGGCGGCTCGGTGTGGCCCTCAAGCGATTGGGGTACGAACCGCGCGATACCATCTGGACCAAGAGGCTAGGCCATGCCTGACGGTGGGTTGTTCTCGATACTGCCGGGGGTCTTGAGCGCGGGAAGTGCGCTCGGTGGCCTGTTCGGCGGCGGCGGCAAGGCCAATGCCGGCAACATCCAGGCCCCGCCGTCGTGGCAGATGCCGAACATGACCGGTATTGCCAATCAGGCCCAGAGCGACATCGCCGGTCTGTCCGGAATGAACCTGCCGGCCCAGCTCATCCCGCAGTATCAGGCGGCGACTGGCCAGATGGGGTTCGGCAACCCGTTTGCTCCTTCCGCTATCACCAACGCGGCCAATACCGGGGCGGCCGGGATGGGTGTCGGGGCCAACATGCTCGGGGCCGGCAACCTCATCACCGGGGCCGGAGCCAATTTGTTGCCCTACTCGACCAACCTGCTCCAGTCGGGATTCGATCCGCAACAGGCGCTCTACGGCCGCACGTTACAGCAGCTACAGGACCAGACCCGATCGGGGCTTGAGGCCCGGGGAATCGACTCGTCTCCCTATGGGGCGGGGGTCGAGGCTGACGCCCTGCGCAATTTCAACATTGACTGGCAGAACAATCAGCTCCAGCGGCAGCTCGCGGCCGGATCGGGGGCGGCCGGACTGACCGGTGCGGCCGGTGGGGCATTCAATACCGGGGCAGGACTTGGAGCTCAGGGCCTCGGCACCATGGCTCAGTACGGGATGCTACCCTATGCCACCTATGGCGGGATTGCCGGCGACACCCTGTCCGGTCTCAACACGCTGGGACAGGCCGGACTGACCGCCACCCAGATCCCGCAGATGGCGATTGGCGACTGGACCAACCTGCTCGGGGTGGGCAACCAGGCCGGTCAGGTAGCGAATCAGGCGTTCAGGAACCAGCTCGACCAGTCGAACCTGCTGTTCAACCAGCAACAGAAGCTCGGTCAGCAGTTCGGGGCTGGCTTGCAGGGTATCGGGAAGGGTCTGGGATGGGGAACCGGTGCTACGGGAGGAACCGGATGGGGTGGGAGCACTCCACCGTTGAACTGGAACCCGGTTTCCTGGGCCGCATCACCTGGCGGGTTCGGGTTCGGGGGATGATCCATGGCCTTCGGTCTTGCAGGACTGGCAGCTACCTATCCGGGCTTCCTCGGTGCGCAGGAGGAATCGGCTGATATTGGCCTGAAGGAAATGAAAAACCGGGCAGCTCAAGACGAGATGCTCGGCAACCAGATTTACTGGAAAGCCCTGCAATCCATGTACGGCGGCCAGCAGATGACGCCCCCGCCGATGCCGGGACAGCCGTCCATGCCGGCACAGTTCGCCGGTGGTGCCGGTCCTCCGCAGCAGCTACCCCCACCACCTGGCGCGATGCCTCCGCCTGCAACCATGGGAGGGGGTCCGGCGTTGGGTGGAATGAGTGGTCCCCGTCCCCCGCTTGCGGGACCGCTCCCCCAGCCTGGAGGTCCCCCGCCTGGTCCCGGAAGTATGGCAGGCGGTGGTCCTCCTTCTTTTGGCGGCGGGGGGATTCCTGGTGGACCAAGTCAGCAGGGCGACAATCTGGACTGGCGCACTATTGTCCAGGCCATCAGTCGGCAGGCTGGACCCAATACTCCTCCTGAAGCCCTTGCCTTCGCGGTAGACAAGTTCTTTCCGCGCATGAGTATGCAGAGCAAGATGGAATGGCAGGAGTTGCGCAATCAGCTTCAGATCGAGCTGTCTAACCAGAGAGCGCATACATCCGAGATGATGCTTGCTGGTCGGGAAAGGATGGCAGCAGGTCATGAGGCCGGAATGACCGAACGTGCGAATATATCGGCTGATACCCGCAAACAGATGCAGCAGTTATCTGCCAACGCACAACAGGAACTCGAGCGATTGCGGCAGCAGGGGCGGATTGATTTGGCCGACGTATCGCACGACACTCGACTGGAACTGGCCAAGCTCAACATCGATGCGCGAAAGGAACTGTTCCAGCAAGGACTGGAAGTCAAGGAACGCATTGCCGACAAGCAGATATTGAGCCGGGAACAAATTGCCCAGATGAATGCCGACCAGCGTGCGGCGGCGGCCGAAGCTGGATTGCTCACACGGCAGCAAATTGCTGAGATGCAGGTACAAAGCCGAGAGGGGATTGCAGCACGATCCGAAGCAGGAAAGATGGAACGTACTCAGTATTTAGAGGGCGGGAGAACGACTCGGTTCGAGCAGGGATTGACCGAAAAACAATTGGGTCGAGAGAGTCGGGAAAGAACTGCACAGGAACAGATGGCAGGTAAAGAGCGCATTGCTGGACAGCAAATTCAAAGCCGGGAGAAATTGGCTGGAGTCACCGGAGAGTCGGGCAAACTGTCTGATGCTGACGAGCACCTAGCCAAGATGATTGCTGAGTACCGCATGGCACCGTTCAGCGGGTATGCCATGCGATCAATGCGCAATCAGAATATCATGGCGCGGGTGGGGGAGATCAATCCTGACTTCCAGGCCAACAGATTCTATTCGCAAAAGACGGGACTGACTCGGTTCACATCCGGTCAGCAAGGCAATGTGATTCGATCATTCAATGTCCTGGTGGACCATCTAGGAACGTTCGATCAGTTGGCAACAGCCCTGAAAAACAACGACATGAATGCCT